ATGGAAATATAAATCTTTCCCTAAAATCTTTTGCTGTTTTATAGGAAACATATTTACGTCTATCCATTAAATCGCCTAAATGGAAAACTGTTTTTATATTATGTTGTTCTAGATATGGAAAGAATATACCTTCATAAAATTGATAAAAGTAATCATTGAAAAAATCACTATCGTTTCTAGCACCGAAGTGCGTATCTGTAATTATTGCTACTTTCATATAATAATATCTGTATTAGGTTTAATAACACCTGTTTTCTTTTCGTCCATTTCTCTTTTAATTTTTTTAGCAAGTTGAACTGTTTTAGGTGCGGCCTTTTTTTCCATGTCATAAATTTTTTGTATTTTTACTTTTGCTCTATCCAATTTAAATTTAGATACAAGTTTTGTAAAGTCTGTGCCATTCATGTGGTCAAACTCATGTTGGAAAACTCTTGATGGCATATGATCTAAATCTTCGATATGTTCTTTACCATCATTATCTGTATATTTTACTTTACAAGTTTTAGGTCTTGTTACTTTTAAAAATAATAATGGATAAGTTAAACAACCTTCACTTAGTTGTATTGTCTCTTCAGAAAATTCTATTATCTCTGGGTTCCAACATGCTCTTGCTTTACCATCTTCCATATCTTCATGTCCACCCATAACAAACATTCTGTATGGTAACCCAACTTGATTTGCTGATAATCCAATACCACCAAATTGTTTCATTGCAACAAATAAGTCTTCAGCAATTTTAGTTCTAGTAAAACCCTCTGGTAATATTTCATCCTTAAACTCTGGTAAAGGTTTATTTAATATTTCTGCTGTTGGTGATATAAGTTTAAACTCTGCTTGCATTTTATTTGTCATCTTCATCTTCCATAAATTTTTCAAGTCCTTTATAGCTTCTTTTCTTCTCTTTTGTTTTGTACACAGGTTCGTCTGGTACCATAACTAAAGGATTGAATTGGCCACTAAACGTATATGTATTGGGGTCACCTGGCATTGATTCATGTGTTTTGTATTCGCCACCGTCAATCATTTTGTGCTTAATGTGTTGTTGTTTTTTTTCTTTTTGTATTCTTCGTATAAATGCATAGTATATTATTTGTGTGAAATATGCAAAAGGATTTTTAGATTTTGTTGGGTCAAAATTGTAAATGTATTGTAAACAGTTTTCAATACCATCTGATATCATTTCATCTTTGTAAGTGTAATTAATAAAGTTGGGTCTATTTGATAAACCATTTGCAATCTTTAAAATACATTTACCAATATACTCTGGTACTTTTGGTCTTTCCCCAACATTGTCTGCCTCTTCGCACTCGGTTTTAAATTTTACCATTGCCTCAAAGAGTTCTTTGTTAGAAACGTAATGTGCTGTTGATTTTTTCTTAGCCACTTTTTACATCCTTTTAATTCACCATTGTAATGATAAATGATTGAATTGTCAACAAAAACTTTAGCTTAATGTATCGTTTTATCTTCGTCATTAATATAATCTTCAAACTCTTCTTCAAGCTCGTATTTTTTTACGTTGTCAATTTGGCTTTGTGCGTATAGTTCACGGTGATAATCATCGATCATTCTTTGATGTCTTTTCTCTGTCATGAAACCACCCTGCTGTTCTGCTATGTCTAATTGTTTTTCATAAAACGTACTTAGACCTTTAGAAGTTTTAGCAGAATAAATTATTTGAGAATTTTTTATATCTACCGTATCTTCTTCCGTATATGGTTTTACCCATTGTATTAGTGCTAAAGATTCCACTATACCCGTTGTTACAAATCTAGGTATTGTATGAATCTTTAATGGTTTTTTAATTCTGGTATGCGTACCCGTTTCGTCTGTTATTTTACAAACGATTTCCTCACCAGTTGTTAATTTGATTAAGTTGTAACTCATATGTTTAGTTCGTTAACCTTATAGTTAAACTCTTCCTCATTGTATATATTTATTCGTTCTTGAAAATGTAATAGTGTGAAATTTTTGCGGTTCTTATATGTAAGATTGTCTGCTATGTCATATAGTTTAACTGCGTCCTTTTGTTCAGACTTTCTTAAACCACGACCAATAGACTGTAAAACTTTTATCCTAGATTTATATGGGCTTGCAAATACAACATTGTGTAGATTACGAATATTAATACCTGTGGAAAATACTCCGTAACTAGCAAGAATGAGAATGTTATTTTTTTTCTCAGCCAACGCTCTAATCTGTTCTCTTTCATCTGTTCCTACTCCGCCATGTACAAAGTGTACTTCTTTGTCAAGGTCTTGCATCATTTCATTTAGAACCTCGCCATGTTTTTCTACGAGTTGATAAAGAACAAGTGTATTACCTTTTAAAGTTTTACAAAGATTGTAAATGAATTGATTTCGTTTTTTGTTTTGTACAAGGAAATTAATTTCATCAATATAATTAAAGTCCTTACATTGTTTACTTATCTCCTCACCATGTTTTAATACAACACAATCAATCGCCAACTTGGCAATTGTGTCATCGTCCATTAATGCTTTGGTTGTTGTAACTTGTTCTACTTCACCAAACAAACCCTCTAACACTAATCTATGTGTTTGTGTTCCGTCTAGTGTACCTGTAAATCCATAACGATAAGGACATTCTTCTAATTTAGTCATGATGCCAGTTAATGATTTTGCTTTGAATAGATGTGCCTCATCACCTATTACACATTGATACCTTTTAAAAAACTTCTTGTTTTCTTTGTATATTGATTGCCATGTAGAAATAGTTATTGGTTTGTTGCTAATTTTATCGTGGCCAGAGTAAATTTTATGAATATGCGAATCATCCCAACCATAAGATATAAAATCACTTGCCATTTGTTCTACTAAAGATGTAGTTGGTACTAGGATTAAAACATTAGTACTTGTTAATTGTAAGTATCTAACAATTGCATAAATGATTGCTGACTTACCAGATGCGGTAGGTGATACAAATAATTTTCTTCTCAATTTTAACGCTTTATGAAATGCATCAAATTGATAGTCGTATAATTCAAAAGGCATATTTAAAGATTCTACAAAACCTTTTGCATGGTCATACTCATGAGGCCAAGGAAACTCTTCTACATATCCCTCAGGTTCAATATCATTTCTTTGACAAAACTGTTTAATATATGGTAGCAATCCAACATATATTTGACCTGTTTGTTTTGAAAATAATCTTATCTTGCCATCCCACATTCTATTACGTACAGTTGGCATAAACTTTGCACCTGGTACCTCAAATGTAAAATAGTCAGATAACTCTTGAGCTATCGCTTGATTAGTTTCTATCTTTAGATATACATCATTTATTTTTTTAATTATCATTTTTTAATTCTTGTTATTGCTGGGTCATTACCTTCGGTACACCAATTTCTACATGATCTGGCACATGTTTTATCATCTTTCCATGACTCAGGTAATATCTTAGTAAACCATTTACTGTTTAATATTTCTTTTAGTGTGTAATTATTTAAATTAAGTTTGTCCTTATTTTTATTATATTCTTTAAAAATATGTTGATCTTGTTCTACTGATTTATGTTCTTTATTTCCCAAATAACAACATGGCCAAACTTGACCAGAATTGTTTACCATAATTCTTGTTGTTTGTTTTAAAAACTTACAATCTATTTTAGGCATCTGCTATTTCCAAATATTCACTTTCACCTTTTTCGTTTGTAAAATAAAATTTTGATTCTTCAAATCTGTCTGACCTATAAAATACATGATTAGATGAGCCATTCTTTTTTACTAATTTTTTTATTTGTTCTATATAATCTTGATTGTGTTTAAATAATATAGTTTGAGATAATGCAATAGATTTTGTCATAGATAACATACTCATATTTGCTAAACACCTTTTCAATGATGCACCTCTTCTATACTTTTGATGCATGTCCTCATCTATTCCGTCAATGTCAAATACAATAGAAAGTCTTTCGCCGCAACGAATACCAATATTCCAATAAAAATCTTCATCACGAATACTACCATTTGTCGTAATCTGTATTTTAGATTTTGAATTATCTATAACATATTGCACAATCTTTCCAATATCTTTACACATCATAGGGTCTCCCCATGTACCACAAAAACTATATTCTTCTACATCGTTAAGTGTTTCTTTTGGAAACTTACTTTTAAAATCCTCAAATGACCATTGTGTTAAAGGCACTTGGTCATAAGCTTTATTAATATCATCTATGTCTGTTCTATCGCATTGTGGACATCTAGCATTACATAAGTTGGTAAGTGCAACATCTAAACTTTTAATTTTCATAGTTTTTGTAAAACGATTATATTACGTTTTTGTTCAACAATTATTGCCTGTTCAAAACGCATAACCCAATCATCAACAAATTCTGTTACCCCTGGTTGTAATCCGTAATCATGAAATAATACATATCCACCATCTTTTAAGTTGTTCCAAAAGTTCATAGTATCTTTTCTAACTGCTTGAAAAGTATGATTACCATCAATCAATATGCAACCAAATTTTTCTTTTAAATTAAGAGTAGTAGAATCTTCTTGAATAAATTTTAATCTTTCAACATATGATAGAGGTAAATATTTCATAGTATCTTTTAATTTAAATTTCATATCAATAGAGTATACCATTCTATTAGTATCTTTTGTTGCATCTAATAATATAACAGTAGAACCACCTTGACCTATCTCTAAGATATCGTCATTTGTTTTTGTTTTTATGAAATTATCAAGGAATGAATATTCCTCGTCTGCCATTTGTGCTATTGGATTAAACCATTCCAGCTTCGAATTTTCGCCATTCAATCGCATTTTTGATATCCCACCCTCTAGATTGAATTGACCTTTGGACACCTTCTAAAAATTTTACTGTTGTTTCTAGATATACTATTTTATTTTTTGCGTCTATAATTTCTTGGTCAGATTCAATATAAATGTTTAAGTCTGTTTTTAATACTTTTAAATCAAAAGGTTTTGATGCATAAATTTTAGCATCTGATTTACCACCATAGTATTCCCACTTGTCTCGATATAGTTTTGTATATTCACCTTTTGCTTTTGCTAATAAGAATTCAAAGTTAGTTTTGTAATCTAAATATTTTGCGTATAAATCTTGATTACGTAAACTCTCTGTATCTAAATGTTCTTTATCTACAGGTAAATCTTTATATACTAACTTTTTTAATTCATCCAACGTCATTATTTTTATCTCTTAGTATCAATGGTATCCATCGGTCTTTAATCTTAAATTTTTTGTCAATAACATTATAATGTTCGTTAATAGGTTTTATGTATTCAAAACTATAAAAACAACTTTCTCTTGTTGCAAACTGCATGGGCATTATGTTATTAAAATCAACACACCATTGAAAATTTTCAATCCATTTATTGTGATTGATTATATAGATTTTTGGGGGATTTGTCAAGGTATAATCTAGCTCATTATTGGGCCCAAGGTTATCAATTATTACATCGTAAGGTTTATCAAATACAGGTATTTCTCTAGCATCTTTAACAATAAATTCATATTCACCTTTATATGAAAATAATTCTTTATATTCTTTATGTTTAAGATGTAAATTGTAATGTAAAAAATGTGAGTGCTTGTCAATATTGATACATTGTTTTACATTGTTGTCTGTTTGTGCTATAAAAAAATCTATATTAGGCCCACCCCCAATACACTTAACAGTCTCAATATTCTTAAAAAGATTATTAAGTATTTCGTATTGTTCTAAAGGATGGTCCCAATAATGATTTTGAGTATCTTTATATAACTCAGTTATCTTTTCCCATTTCACAGGCACAATTATTACACTCACATACTTTAATTTTTAATAATTTTATTATTATACTCTTTAACCAGTTCATTTGTCAACTCCTAAGTTAGCGGTACTATTTCATAGTACTTGTAATTGAAATCGCATGTAGTTTTAAGATACTGAACATCTGTAGCTTCTTGGTCAAAGTTTAACGCTCCTAACGCAACGGGTGATAGTTCTTGAAATCTTACCTCTACAACGGGGTTATTTTTGTTTGATAGTATAGTCAAAGTCGCATCTGAAGACATTGGATTAGCAGGTGTTGATAATCCAACCTTAGCAATATCATTAGTAGTACCTCTTGTTACGTTAGACACTACTGCTTTGTTTGATCTAAAGTCTTTAAATTGTTTTCTAGATTGTGGAAATCCAATACCAATTAACCAATCATGTAACTCTTTATAGTTTTCTAAATTTTCATCTACCAAAAAAGATATTGATAAATTTTCAAAAGTTATGTCATCACCTTGTATTGGTATTTGTCTTAGTGGTGTAGGAAATACTGCTTCTCCAAGATTAATACCTGGTAAATTAGCTGCAGTAGTAAAAAACTGAACTTTTGGTAACTGATTAATCACCAACCTAAATTGTGTAGGTGATGCATAATCTAAAGTTGTTGGTTGTCTTTCTAACGACATTAGTTTTGGTTCTCCAAAATAATTGCTTTAATTCCCCATGACCCATCGATGTTTTTCTCTAGCTCTGCTTTAGATTTTATACATTGATATCTTACGGACATGGTTGGTTGTCTTTCAGCTATACGCTTACCTTTTAAGCAAGCAGCCATCGACTCTTGTATTCTATGCTCCTTAATCTCACCA